TCTCAATAAACTCTGTCTTTATGTTGCCGCTAAGGTCGCTAATGGGCATTGACTTTTCTTGTATGGTTCTGCCAAAGCTTCTAAGCCCTGTGTCGTCTAGGAATAGAACGTCAGTGCCGATGTGCTGAATAGAGTTGCGACATACACAACCAACACCCGGAACTGTATCCACAATTGACATAGTAGCTGGCGAGTCAGCGCCTTGATATACAACAATGCTGTGTCTACCAAAAATAATTAAAAGATTGTTGTGAGCAGTTACGCCTATAATTCTGTCTGAACCATCAGGCCAAGCCTTAGAAATATCTATAGATCCAGACGAGCCACCAGCAAAGTCTGTACCAATAAGCAAGTCAGACCAATATATAACCTGTGAGTCTATATTGCTGTCAGTTATCCAAAGCCTGCCGTAAGCTGCTAATGCTTCGTTGCACCAAAGATATGTAGGCGTTGCACTGCCTGTGTAAGCAGCAAAAGTCTGGACACCACCAGCGTGTGTGTAGATAAGCGGCTCTTGTCCTCTCTGGAAAAAGTACGCTGCGTTGTTAAAGTTAACAGAACGCCAGTCATTCTCTGCAACGGTATAGCCTCCCGGAGTTTCGTCTACCAGCGTGGCTGTGCCAGAAAGTATCTTATCGTTTCCAAAACTAAATACTTTTTCGTTACCAGAGTCATCAAAAAACTCATGTATAGAATGTATGTAGTCTGTACCGAGCGCCGTTTTGTTTGTTGTTAGTGTGTCCAAACCTTCACGCGCAGCAATTCGACCGCGCTTGTCAATGACAGCGTTATCTGCAACGTCTGCAAACGACGGGTCTTGCGCTAGAGGAGAATCCTCAGTGTTGATACCCTTAAACGCAGGAGCAACTAGATTAATACTTTGTAGTGGCTGGGCCATACACTAGCTCCTATTATGAATACCAATCAGTTTCGTAAGGGTGCTTCTGTGCGTCCAGAGCGATAGCGTCAGACAGATACGCATCAGCCATAGCAAAGTACTCAGGTGTTGATGTACCGCCTGTCTCGCCTCTCTCACGCGCTGCTAGAGCTACTGCTAAATGTATGACAGGCATTGCAGGTATTAACAAATCATCTGTGTCAGCAGCTAAGTCTTCATTGCGTAACACACAGTTAAACCTGAGAGTGTAAACACCGTCAGGCTTTGGGTATATGTCTATTTGTGAATCACCTTGGGAGTCAACACCATTGTACGTGTAGAACTGTGGCGATCCACTCGCGGGAGTTTGATTGAGGTACTGATTGTCAAACCATTTAGAAGTACGGTACTCCATAAAAAAGTTAGAAGTATCGTTAATGACATCCAATGCTTTAACACGGTTCTGACTGCCTGTAAGCACATAGTTAAATATGTCTGCTGAAGTTGTAATGGTTAGTGTGGTACGTAAGGCCGACCAGTCCCAAGAAGTCTCTACAAGTTTCTTAGCGTCATTAACAAAGTCACCTATCATCTTGCTATAGGTAGTAGAGTTTACGCTAGTAACTTCCTCTTCTCGTATCCTTCTCAGGACGTTGTTTACCAATTCTAAATATGTCATACTAACATACCCTTGTTAATAATCTTGTTTAGTTCACTCATGTAGTCTGTCTGTGGTGATTGTATTAAAGCTTGTACTGTAGGGGATTGATATGTTATTCCATACTGAACAGGATCAAACATGCCTTGCCTTCTTGCTGAACTAGCTGATGAGCCTGACGAAACTGGAGGAGTAACCGTAAAGGCATCTTCTATTTCTTCTTCTTTATCTGGATCTTCTGTTATTGTGTACGGTGGGTCTGATGTTAAGGGATCTTCAACAACAGTAGGCTCGGTAGGAACCCCACCAAAAGTAAGGAGATCGTCATTGTCATCTTCAACGACTACATTAGTAAAGGGTTCATCTTCAACAACATCATCAACAACAGTAGGCCCGGTAGGCACCCCGCCAAACGTAAAATCATCGTCGTCGTAATCTTCAACAACTACATTACTAAAAGGATCATCTTCAACAACATCTGTTCCATTATTGACCGAGTTAAACATCCCCCCAAAAACATCAATAACTTGATTTACCCTGTCGCTTTCTGCTGGATCTTGTTGCTCAAATACCTGACTGCCGCCGCCAAACGTAAGGGCATCATCCGCAACAACTGGATCGGGAGTAACATTTTCCCCATTATTGACCGAGTTAAACATACTCTCAAAAACATCAATAACTTGATTTGTTCGGGGATCTTCGGCAACTTCTTCTACAGTTTCATCTACAGTTTCATCTACAGTTTCTTTGGTGTCTTCTACTTGCTGTGTACCAAAGTCTTCAGACTCACCAACTAAATTAGTTTTAGGAACTTCTTTCTCTGGCTCTTCTTCTACGCTAGTTATTGGAGGCGTTGCCTCTTCTTCGCTTTCAAGAAGACCTGAAGCCCAATCAACAATTTCTTGACCCCATACACCAGCAGTCACGATACCAGCGAGTCCTCCGGGCAAAGATCCGTTTTCGTAAAGTGTACTTAACACGCCTATTGGATCTGTAGCAGCGTTTACAACTTGCTGCCAAACCGTGTCTTTAACTCCTGTAGCCCAGTCGCCAATACTCTCAGAATCTAATATGTCTTGTATTGTTCCAATCGTTACTGATCCGGGATTAAAGCCACCGGGAAGACCGGGAATAAATATTGCGCCACCAGTGCCAAAGATACCACTAGGGCTTCCAACGCTGCCGCCTGCACTGGGCCACATAACACCGTAGCCGCCGTTGAGAATGCTTTGTACATCACCACTGGGTAAGTTTATCCCTCCAGCCTCTAAGATTGTTCTTACAGCGTCGCCCCAGTCTTGAGGCGTCATGTCTTTAATCGCGTCTATACCGCCTTCAACCTTACTAACAACCCAATCCCAAGCATCGTTTACGTTTTCTTCTATAAAGTCGCCTGCCTCATCTATAAAAGAATAAGGCTGCTCTACTACAGGCATTGGAATTTCTTCAACTGAATCGTCTATAATTTCTTCTTCAGGAATGCTATCTATAACACTACCTAAAAGACTAGTTATTTGATCACGCCGAGGGCCTGCTGTTACGGTGTCATCATCTGTTGTATCCCCTAGTATGTCTTCATCAAGACCTTCCAAATCATATTGAGTCTGAATGTACGAATAAAACTCAGGATAGTCTTCTGCAATTTCCGTTAAGTCTACACTTTCTCCTGCGTTAAGGCGATCAAGCAGAGCTTTCATTTCTGCTACTTCATCAGGCGTCTGGTTTCTGTCGCCTACGTCAAACTCTGGGCCTCCATAATATTCGTCAACATACGTATCAAAAATAGACCTAAGCCAGTCGCCATAATCTGTACCAGAATTTTTAAGGTAATCGTCAAGCTCTGGCGGGTTTACAACTTCGTTAGCAGAGGCACTAGAAATTGGAGAGGCTGAAAGCGTAGCGGAGTTAGGAACAGGTCTAATGACAGGTGCGGGCGCGGGTGTAAACACAGGTGCGGGCGCGGGTGTAAACACGGGAGCAGGCGCGGGTGTAAACACGGGAGCAGGAGCAGGCGTAGGCGTTCTTACTTGATTTACCGTTCCTAAAAGATTACCAAACATACTACTAGGGCTTGACACAGAAGGCGCAGGAGTAGGCGCTGACATTCCCGCCTGTGTTTTTGGAGAACCCGCAGCTCTCCATTTAGCCAGCCATGTTTTCTGAGAAGGTGTCGCTTTGCCTGCCGCTTCTTGACGCAGCATAAAGTTTTTGTTATCTGCCCACGCCATTATTTATTCCTCGCACAGCCTTTGGCTTTCTCAAAAGAGCGCATGGCCCCTAAGCCCAACATACCCATAAGCACTGGCATCATCTGACTCAAATCCAAGGACGGCAAAAAAACATCCACACCAGATAGAGTAAGGGTAAAATTCCCAAGAGGGACGCAGATAAAATTAAATGCCATTCCGCTAACACACACCCACCCAACCGCTGGACGCCAGCCAGACACAAAGAGAGAAGTACTTTTAGCTTCTTCTTTGTTAACTGCAATTTGGGCTTTAGCCAACTCTTGAGCGTGTCTTTCAGCCATTGTAGATATTTCATGGGCAAGCCTATTCCTTTCATCTGAGTCTGGGATGAACTTATCAAGCAATGAAGTAACTGGGCCAATCAATAGTTCCAACATTAGCGCACCATGTAAACAACAAACGATGCCACAGCACTGACACCTATCCAGAAGAATCTTTCGCTTGTCTTTATTAGCTTTGAGTTAAGAATGACATCTTCTGACAACTCAATAACTTTATCTTCTTGCTCGTCGAGGCGCTTCTCAAAACGCTCCATTCTACTAAGTAACGATAAGAGTCTTTCGTCAACTACAGCAATCTGACTAACGGCTTCACACACTTTGTCTAAAGCCTTCTCCATACGCTCTATTCTGTACTCACTGACTTCCACGGCTAACAACCACCAGAGCCGCCAAAGGTTAAAGAGTCACACTCTTCTGTTTCTTCTTCTACAACTACTTCTTCCTCGCAAACAACAGAGTCTCCACCAAAGGTAAACCCTGAGTCTTGACAAACTTCTGTTACTTCTATCAGAGGCGTCAAAGGTCGAATGTCAAAGCCGCCTTCATCAAACCTAGTAAACGACCATACAGCCCCGTTATCTACGTACACCTTGGAGCCTACAGGCAAAGCAACTACCGTACCATCCTCTAAGTAAAGTTCAGCAGCAGACGCAGTAAAAGCAACTAAAGCTAATAGGAAAGTTAATACCTTCATTTCTTAATGTCCTTTGTGTGGGTCTCAGTTTCAACTTCAGTGTGCGAACAGAACCCCAGACAGATCGTAGATTTCTCTCGTAGTGTGCCTGAGCATCCACAGAGTAACACGAGCGCTAGGGCTGCTAAGGTTTTCATTAGTCACGAGTCTCGGGAGCAACTGCCCAAGGAGCGCCTGTGCCCCGAGTAGGGTTAGCCTTCTCAGCAATCTGAGCCTGAACAGAAGCTTCTACAGACTCCTGCTCAGAGGGCGTGTCGTCCATCTTGTTTGTAGCCATCTCAGCTACCAGCCAACCTAATACAGTTTCCTCGGTAATCTTGTCCCAAGGCATGAAGTTATCCGCAGAAGGATCTGGAAGAGACGTAGTGCCGTAAGCTGAACCTACGTTACCGTCTGCATCTTCACCTGTGCAGCGCCAGTGGGCTACAGTAGCTACGTTGTCTAGACCATCTTTGGATACTTCGTAGTCTAGGGATGAAACTGTCCATGTAATCGTTGTCATTCTTTATGCTCCTTTGAGTGCCGCTACTTCGGCTTTTAAGTCTTGGATTTCTTTAATCATCATTGGGACTAGCTTGCTGTAGTCAACGCCCCATGTGTCTTCCTCAGTTTCACCTTTGGTTACAGCCTCGGGAGCTACTTCAAATAGCTCTTGTGCAACCACGCCGTACTTCTGCTGACTGCCGTCTATCTTCCACGCAAAAGACCTGATTTTAATGTCGTCAATGTTGCCAGCAGGCGCGTCTACAATGTTTCTTTTAAGGCGAACGTCTGATGAAGTGCCGTAAGTCGTTGCGGTTGTAGTGCAGTAAACACTACCAACAGTGTTATTATTACGCCTATATAAAACAAGGTCCCCGTTGGAGCCATTTCTGTTCCAAACAACAGGAGGGCCGTCTGTCCTGCTTCATCCTATAGCGCCGCTTTGTTGGACATGAAGTCCATCGGTTCCGTAACTGAGACTGGTCTTACCAACAAACAAGGTTCCTGAGGAGTCGATACGCATACGCTCTGTAGTGTCTTTAGAGAATGATAGCGCCCCGTCTGTTTCGGTTTGGATGTAATAAGCTACCGACCCGTTAGACGGATCTCTACCTAGCAGATTTAAAGCTGCTGTATTACTAGCGCCAAGAGCTTGAACACGTAAAGTGCAAGGACTACCATCTTCTAAAACGTGAAGCTTCGCGGTCGGGGAGCTGTATCCAATGCCCACGTTTCCTGAGGCGTCGATACGCATTGCTTCAGAAGTCGAACCGCTAGACCCTGTGTAGAAAGTCAGCTCTCCATCGTTTCTTGCTGCACCAGAGGCGTAACGTATAGCAGCGTTGACGCCTGTAATTCCAGCCGTGTTGTCGTAGAAAAACTCTAACCCGCCGTAAGTTGTCGCTGCTGTAGGTGTCCGTTGGTTCATTCTTATGTAGTTATTAGAGACAACATCACTGTCACCCACAGAGAGAAGCTGTGCTGGGGCGTCCGTACCAATACCCACGTTTCCTGAGGAGTCGATACGCATACGCTCGCCATTGGCGTTGAATACTAAATCACTACCATCTGAGCCAAGACTTGGACGTACTCCAGTGTTGGCATCGAAGAAAGCTAACAGAGAGTTAGTGCTGCTGCTGATAAGCTCGGCGGGCACACCTGATGCACTAGACACCGTGAGAGTGCGGTTAGGATCGCTAGTACCAATGCCCACTTTTCCTGAGGCGTCTATACGCATAAACTCGCTAGAGCCATTAAACTTAAATGAGTTGCCTTGAAAACTTAAAGGCACAACAGCGGTTTGCCCTGCGTCTGTAGATGCGTATATCAGAGCGTCACTGCCGCTGTCAGCAATGCCAACGTGAATGTCAGTAGCGGCTTTTACATCTAAAGGGCCAAAAGGACTCGTAGTACCAATGCCCACGTTCTCATTAGCATCAATCGTGATAGCCGTGGACGTGGCGTTGTCGTCGATGCCGGGGGAAGTAAAGCTACCCGTAACGTCAAGATCTACTACGTCTACGTCTGCTAGGGTGGTTGTACCTGTGACATCTAAGGTTGTTACATCGGCGTCAGGAAGGGTAGCTGTACCCGTAACATCAATGTTGCCACTAAAGTCTACATCTGTATCGGTAACAGTAATCTGAGTTGACGTAGCATTATCGTCGATGCCGGGGGAAGTGAAGCTGTCTGTGGCAACCAAATCAGTAAAGGTTCCTGATGAGCCGCCTTGAGAACCAATCTTTATAACAGTTGATCCAGACTTGGTGTAGAGTTCTTTGTTAGTCAAGTCTACTGCGAGTTCGCCTTCACTTAACTGCCCTGCTGTGGGCGCACCTGAGCCATTCTTAGTAATAATAGTAGTCATTTAGTATGTGCCTCCGTCAACTGTAGACAGTGTGGTTGCTATAGAAGTCGTGCCAGAGCCAGTAATAGCTCCAGTTAATGTAATTGTTTCATTGCCTGTTATGTAGCCACTGTTGTTAGTCCACTGACTAATGTTACCTGACTTGTTAGTAAACGTATCTGTGCTAGACGGAGTGACTGTACCCGTGTTTGTGGTATACCCACTGTCGTTAGTCCATTGACTAATGTTCTGAGAGTTAAGCTGTGAGGCCGTAATGCCTCCTAAAGTTCCACCTAACGTGAGGTTACCTGAAGAAGTTACTGTGCCTGTAAGCGTGACACCGTTGACTGTGCCTGTGCCGCCTACGCTAGTGACCGTACCTGCGTTAGTTGTATTTAACCAAGATGAGCCGCTGTAGATTCTGCTTACATTAGCTGTTGTGTTGAAGTACCAATCACCTGCTGTAACAGGGTCGCCATTTAGATCGACGGTTGGGTCAGACGCCTGTGCGCCTAAGTACAAACCATCAATAGCTTCCTGTGCCGCCTGTGCAGTAGCCGCACTAGCTGCCGATGCAGTAGCACTGTTGGCTGAGTTAGTTGCTGATGTTGCCGCAGCAGTTGCACTATTCGCTGAAGCAGTGGCGCTAGAAGCTGCATTGGTTGCGCTAGAGCTAGCTGCCGAAGATGCTGACAATGCCGATGATGCGCTAGAGCTAGCAGAGATTGCCGCCGTAGCAGCCTGTGATGCGCTAGTAGCTGCCGTACCTGATGACGAAGCCGCAGAGGTTGCACTGGATGCAGCAGCAGTTGCGCTTCCAGCAGCAGCCGTGGCTTGTGTGCCTGCGTTTGTTTCGGCTAACTCTGCGCCTGTCTCAGCGGTTTCAGCAGCAGCCTGTGCAGCCTGTGCGTCTAGCTTTGCTTGGTTGGCAGCAGCAGCATCAGCGGCCACGCCAGACTCCGAACCAGCAGCAGCAGAGGCGCTATTAGCAGCCGCCGTTGCACTGGCCGAAGCTTCGTTTGCTTTATCGGTAGCTGTTTGTGCGTACTGGGCAATCTCTGAAGCATAGGCGTCCGTAGACGAATCACCTGAACCTCCATCACCCCTATAAATTGGCATAAGCTACTCCTAAAACAAACAAGAAATAAGAAAGGCCCCCGAAGGGGCCAGTGGAGCCTTACTCGTCAAAGACAGCTAGTACTAAGCCACCTTCAGGACGGTACACTTGAACACCATAGAGGGTGTCAGCGGTGTACAGAGTAGACAAGTACTCTTGCTTGTACTGAGTCTGCGAACGTACATTCATCTGCTCCGCGTGGATGATAGCATCCTTGTGGAAGAACAGAGCGCCACGAACGTTAGTCTCAATCGTAGGACAGTTACTAGAAACGTAAATGTCAACACCGTAGACGTTACCAATCAGACCAGACTTAACAGTGCGGTCATCGCGGAAGTCGCTAGATACGTAACGCTCAATTCCCATTACTGTCTTACGAGCAGCAGGTGGGATGATCAAGCAACGATCTTCCATTGGTACGTTGGCGTCATCCAGAAGCTTGATAGCCTCACGGAAACCTACGTCGGTGAAGTTGTCACCAGTAGCTACAGTACCGGCAGCAAAGGCGCTCAGGCCAGTAGCAGCGTTAAAGTAGTAGCTGTTACTGTTAACCCAATCTGCACCAGTAGGAGCAGCGAGGTCAAGAGTTCCGTCACCGAAACCAGTACCACAGTTCATCAGGTCAGTGTCAACCGTCAGAGCCAACTGGTAACCAGCGTCTTCTGTGTAGAACTGTCGCAGGCTGTTGAGTGCCTGTACTTCTACGATGTCCTCAATAAAACGTGAGTACTCGAAGTGACGATTGATTTCAATCTGCAATTCTTGCTCAACGTTCGCCTGAATGTTAACCGCAGTATCTTGCACCTTAGCAGATGCAGCGCCACGGATAGGCTTAGGGACATGGATCTTGTCGCCCTTCTTACCTGTCATAGACATCTTCTTTACAAGAGGTGACATCTTCAGGTTCTTCTGGTATGCGGCAATTACTTCGTCGCTCCAGATTTCAGGGATGAATGTTGCTGCGGCTGTCTTATTGACAATGGAGCCACCGCCTACTGTACCGGGATAAGTTTGAGTCGCCATGATAAATCTCCTTTAGATTAGGCTACTTAACACGACCCTCGGCGTAAGCTTGAAAGATTTCTTCTGACAAAGCTGAGTAACGATCTGGGTCGGTCTGCATAAGTTTAATAATATCAGCACGACGATATTGCTTTTTACGTTGAGTTTGACCTGTTCCTCGGGCGTTGCCTGTACTTGCAGACTTAACCTGCTGCTTACGTGCTTGCTTCTCAACTGCTACCGTCTGTTCTGCAACAGCGGCTCTCTCTTTCCAGAGGGAGAACAGTTCATCAGCGGCGTCGTAATCATACTGCTGGTCTGCTTGTACAAACAATTGAGTCCTGATCTTAGAGCCTTTAATCCACTCAGCAAACTTAGCATCTTGGACAATGGTGTTCATGTCTGGATGCTTGCTTTGAAGTTGTGCCAAAGCTGTTTGTTTTTTGTACTGCTGAGTAGCTTGTTCAGCTTCCTTGATGCTAGGATGGTTCTCAATTGCCCTGCTAACTGCGGTCTTTGGATCAACAAAGAAGTCAGTATCGTCTTCTTCTTGCTGTTGTACAGGTGCTTGTTGTTGTGCGAGTTGTGTCTGGATGTAGTCATCAACAACACCACGCAGTTCACCAACTTCAGAGCTTTGTTTGCCAAGCAGCTTCTCAGCCTCTTGGTGCATCTGAACAACCTCTTGCAAGGATTTGTTCTGATACTTCTCTGGTAAGCTAGGTTCCTCTTGAGCTACCTCCTCTGGAGACTCAATTGTATCCTCTGATGCTTCTAGTGTATCTACGTTGTCGTTGTTAAGTTCTTCTTCCGAACGCTCGTCTACGAGTTGTGCTCGTCCCATATTATTAACCTTCTCCGCCTAACGGTTGTGGAGTTTATTTACGTCCAGCTTGCTCATGTTCTCGTACCCACTTCATGTGACGTCCGGGAAAGTCCCCAGATGCACCTTCAAGTACGCATGGCGTTGCTGAAACGACCCTTGTAGCGTTAGCGCCACAACCGCACCTACTGGTTGTAGCGTCAGCGTCTACAAATTCTTCAAAGTAGTGACCATTGGTACACTTAAAATCGTATACCTTAATCATCTTCTGGATTGTTCTGCGCTTCTTCAAAGCTGTTAGTTGTAATAGCTTCAAAGTTAATTAGATGTGCTAATACGTTAAGTTGTCCTTTGCGGAAAAACATATCATCTACATCTTTTGTTGCTTCAACTGAGTTTATTATATTTGCATTACTTTTAAAATCTTCTAAGAGTTGTTTCCAACCTTCTGTGTTAAAGATGTCGAAGTAATTATTATAATATGTTTCTAATTCAGGTTTCATAGAGGCCCTTTGGTTGTCTCATTAGTTACTATACACTATATATTATACCATACTTTTGCTCAAATGTCAAGCCTTTTTGGTACTTTTACCAGTCTTTCTTCGTTTACCGGATGCTGTAACTGCGTGTTTAACTTTAGCTGGGCCAGTCTTCTTAGCTTTAGACTTAGCCTTTTCAGCCGCTGTCATCTTAGCTGCAACAGCTTTAGGGCGGCAGGAAGGGTACGGACGCTTAGATTTCTTAGCAGATTTACGTCCGCACTCCTTGCCTGTCTTTAGGTCAACCCAGTCTTCTTTGAACCATTTGGTCAGACCACCCTTTGGTTTAGCCACTGTACTTACCTCCGCGCTTTTTGTATTCTTTTGTTAACCAGCCTGAAGCATAGGCAGACGGCCAAACATCAAACTTACGTTTAGCCTCCGCTTTGACTCTGGAATACAACGCAGGGTTAGAGGGCTTTGGACTTTTACTTTTTGCCTTTGGCACGTTTCACCTTCTTTCCTGTTTTAGCTGCGGCTTTCTTAGCCTTAGCTTTGCCTGCTTCTGTGTATGCGTACTTCTTTCCGTTTACCATTGGCATAATAGCCTCCTCACCATTTAGATTTATTTGCCCAATAAGCCGCAGACATTTTGCCTTTGGCTATGTTTTTTGCATGACGCGCCTTAAAGGATTTACGTCTTGCCTTCTCTTTAGGAGTGCTGGGATTTTTACCTGCACCACTAACGCCCTGCTGTCCATAGCGTATTGTCTTAACCTTGTCGCCTTCCTTGGCTACAACTACGTGGGACTTTGTTGGGTGGCTAGGCGTTCTCTTCGGTTTGTTGAACCCGCTTACCCCGGCTCTTGCTAGGCGTGGATCTTTTTCCTTGCTCATTGAGGTTCTCCTCCAAACGTGCCACCTTCTCTTCTAGGTTCGACAGGCGGTTGAACTGGCCTTTGAACGCTTCGTTGACTTGGCTGATTAGGTTCTTGAGGTCTTGCTGGGTCATTAACATTTATCTTAGCCTCTACTTCTTTGTCTTTAGTGATTGCTTGTGCGACCTTCAGGCGACGCTCAAACTCTTTGTCGTCTTGATCACCCGCTGCAAGGTTACGTGTAATAGCCTCAATGCGTTTAATCTCAACTTCTTGTGGCTCAAGCTGCGCTTCGACAGAGTACTTCTGTGCTCGTGCCTGCGACTCTTGTGCCTGTGCTGACAGTGCTGCCGTCTGCGACTGCTGTAATGCAAGCTGTGCTTGTTGTGCTTGCATAGCCGCCTGTTGTGCTTCTGGGTTAGGCTGACTAGCTTGCTGCATAGCTCCGATAAGTTCTTCGCGGTTAGACAAGTTCATGTTGTCGATGATGCTTTGAATAAGGACTGGATAGATTGGACTATCCTGCTTCATGGTCTGCAACAACTGAACAAGCTGTGTGACCTCATACTCACGAGCAATGATGCCCAGCGTAGAGGTTGCGTTGAACTTGTAATCCTTCACGGGGTAGTTCTCAGGGTCGAACTGCATGTAACGATACGCAGCCTTCTTAACAAACGGAATCAGGAACGACTGCTGGAAGTTTATCAGAGTGCGTTTATGGCGTTTAATGATAGCACCGAGAGACATAGAAATGCCAGCGGCAGTAGCTTCACCATTAACGTTGCCAGCGAGTCCCGCTGAATCAACTGCTCCAGTAGCTTGTTGTACCATTTGTTGAAGAGAGGCTGCTTGGGCGAACGTGATCTGGCCCACTTGACCAAAGTTGAACGGCTGTAAGACTTCACGAGGATCTCCATTAGTCAGAATTGTTTTGCCGGGACGTATCTCAGGCTTTGCCCCGCGTGGAAACTTAGTAGCATCAATGGCAAGCATTGGATGTATCGTCAAGCTAAGAGCGTCAATACGCGCACGTAGCTCAGTGTCGAGAGCCTTCTGGCTGTTGTAACCTTTCTCACACACGCCACGACCCCAGAACATAGAAGGCACTACATCCCACGGAAACGCTACTACGGGTCTGTCTTGCATCATGTAGGGGTTTGCTTCAGCTTTTAAGAGGACACCGCCGTTAGCGATAACAACAACCGCCTCTACATACCCTGCGTCACCTTCTATTTTCTCGTCGGTGGCTTCTTCTAACATGTGCTTAGGAACAAGGCCGTAGTACTTTGTTAGCCGAACTTTGTCGTCACTGTAGACTGTGATGTCTTGGTCAGGCTCAAGGTTTGTGTCAGGAGCCGCTGTGCCTACGTATACGTCCCTGTAGACGCCGTTCTCTTGTAACTGCTCTACATGGTGGCTTCCAACAAACTCGTCCACAGCGACGCCCATAGCGTCCTCAATGGACGTTGCTACAGGATCGATCAGGAAGTTCTGTGGCATGACAGGCTTAAGCTTAACAACTACACGATCTGTAATGTTAACACCCACTGCCTGAAGCTGCCCATCCATGATCGGTTGGGTGGCTGGAGCCATCTCTTTGATCTCTTCGATAACGATCTCGCCAACACCTGTACCGAATACAGCCGCGTTGATAAGACACTCTGCAACCGCTTTACGCACTTTGGTGTTCTCAAAGTCTTCGGTAAGCTTGTTACGAAGATAGAGGACGTCTTGAGATTCTTTGTCGTTCATGTCGTCTGCAATGTCAAACCACTTACCGCGACCAAACGTAGCCTCTTCCATCTCAGCAACGTTAGACTCTACAGCTTGCTGCAAGGCAGGACTGATTATGCGTGAGCGTTCTGACTTGCGTTCAGTATCTGCTGGATCCCAGATGCCACGCCACAGTCTGTAATACTCGTCAAACTTTTCTTCGTAGTTAGACTGATAGTTGTCGCGCCAGTCTTCGCACTTTGTCATTACCCAGTCTTCCAAGGATTCTTGAACGAGTAAAGGATCAGGGCTGTATATATTGTCTTCCATAATTAATATCCCGCTACAATGTCTAAGATTTCTATTTCATCTTCTATGAAGTCGTGTATCCCATACGGTACAGTGGCAAGCTGATCAATGTACGCGAGGGAATCAACAAGATCATCGTGAGTTAGCGGGTCGGGAAACTGAAATAGCTGGTCGAGGAAACGTGCGTTCCATTCGCCCTTATTTAAACTTATGATGCCGTTTTCAAATCTACCCTGTAATGCCCACATGATCCTATCAGTTTTCTTTTTATTACCGTGCGTAAGCTCTTCTACTCGAAAGTACTTGCCGTACTTTCTTTGAAGATCCATTAACGGTGACATTACTGCTTGCTTTGCAATGCCGCGCTCAATACCTACAGATACTGGCTGGTAATCTCTGACTGCTTGAAATATTTTCATCGCAGTTTCGTCTAGCGTCCAACGTCCGTAGATAATGTTATCAATGTGCCAGTCACCGTTGTCACCCACCTTAACTACGGAGATTGCAGTTTCGTCTAGCTTAGAACTCTTCGTGCGTTTCTTACCTACCTCTTCAAAACCAGCCAAGTCAATGGCTATGTAGTGGTCTCCTGCGTCGGGGGCTTCACCGTACTGTACCCACTCCTCTTTAAACATCTCTGAGCCAACCGCCTCAAAGGACGCCATGAACTCCTGACGAAAGGCGTAAGAAGACATTGATTTCTTTGCGATGTTAATTTCATCAGGGTCGAGTAAGTCGTTATCGTAGCTTGTGAAATGCCACGCTGAGTACGTTTCGTCATCGCCTAGCTCCGCATACTTGTACAACTCGTAGAAATGGTTACGACCCATCGGTGTTCCTATGAACATTGCCGAACCCTTCTGGTCAGCCAGCGCAGGACGTAGGACTTGCTCCCAAACGTCAGGCTTCATGTCTGCATATTCGTCCATGACAAGGAACTTAAGGCTAACACCACGCATAGTTTCTGGACGGTCAGCACCCTTAAGCGTAATTGTAGCGCCGTTGACAAGTTTTAGTTGTAAGTTGTTGATATGAGAGCCTACAATAACATCATGGCCCAGTTCAAGTAAGGTCTGCCACATAATGTCACGGGCTTGTCCCTGTGTGGGGGCAACATAGAAGACATGACCGCGTTCAGCCTGCAACGCATTGATGATTAACATCCACGCAGCCAGCCGAGACTTTCCTGTACGCCGCCCAGCAGCAACTACCTTAAAACGTGTAGGGTCATTAAAGACTTTTGTCTGCCAATCTAGCAGTTCTACGTTAACGTCTGTCATACGCCGTTAAAGTTTACAAAAGTTGCAGGGGCTTCTAGTAGATCGAAGGTGACTACGACTTCCATGTTCCCTGATCCACCTGTTGACGCCTTGATAACGTCGCCGGGCTGTAACACAAACACAGCATTACCGTCTAACAACAAATATTCCTTGGACTGTACATTAGTTCCGTTAAAAATATAAACGTCAGGGTCTGGAGTTTTGTCTACGAACAGTGTAATGTCGTTGGTTGCATTGTGAAGGTTAGAAACAAACGCCATGTTCCAGTGGGCAACAAAACCATTAGGAATAGTTACAAGCGTTTGCGTAGAAGTGTCCGTTAAGTTTACATTCTTCGTATATAGCATATCAGTATGTCCACATAACAGGCGTAGAGGCGCGTAAGTCTACGTGTATAAACGTATCAGCTACGCCGATGCCGCTGAATCCAAGTGCCATTGCGTGTCTGACTAGGGTGTGCTTCTGTGATCCTGAAGATACCTTGATGTCAGCAGCAATGCCCTGCGAATGCGTACCCGGCGTTGTTTTTGCGGCCTCTATTGAGTGCTTTGGGCTGCGGTATCAGCTGGTGATTACAAACGGAAAGGCGCATAAGTCCCTAAGATCGTCTAAGATGTGCAAAAACTCTGGCAGCATTTCGTTTTCTCCTGTCTCTTGACAGTTAAACTCTTCGATCTTAAAGTACTTCACCGGAATCTCCGTCAATAACGTCACCTGATGACACTTCGGTACTGCCGACGCCCGTAATGTTAATCTGAATGGCGCTTCTTCCGCTTTCTTTAATGATTTCTTTTTCAAATAGCGCGGTTGGTGCAACTCTGTCCATCACCAGCTTCCACGCCGCTGCTTGATTTTTGTGATCATCGTCCAAAGCCGCAGAAAATATAGCATCTAAAACCTTTCTGGACTTTGGTGAGGCTAACATCCTAGCCTTATACTCATTCATAATGCCAGCGTCGCCCTTCGGACGCCCGACAGCCCGCCTGTTTCCCTTCTTAACAGCCTCTACGTCTTTCTTTTTGGGACGACCACGACCACTTACGGGTTCTTCTGACACTATAACATCCTCGTATAAGAACTATATAGAAACTTTACCGTTCCATGACTGCATATAGGCCCATGACTGCATATAGGCATTAAAGTTATAATTATATATATTATCTTATATGCCTATATGTGGTCAAGTTCCTATGTGTTGTCAAGCATTAACGGCGCGATCAAGTTTCTCTTTAGTTAATCACTTATCTATACAGTATATTATAGCATACTTTTCAGTGTTTGTCAAGTCTTTTCTTTAATAATGTAAATACTACACAGATCAACACTGTCCCTTACAGGCGCAATCCAGATTCTGTTTAGACCCTTATTCTGTCTAGCTTTCTGCGTTGCATTATGCAATTCAATTTAGCTCTTTTTTGTGTCTGAGCGGCAACAGTACAGTACAGCGCAGTCAGTCCCCCTCCCCCGTGCCTAAATAGCAGTACAGTATGCAAATCATACCGAGTATCTAAGCAGTAACCTAGTATGATAAACATACCGAGTATCTGCGGAGTGACTGAATAGCAGAGTGTGAGAGTCTGAGCAGCACCCTATAGCGTCACCACAGATTCTAAATTGTTCCACGTAGAACACTGTACATACATACAGTATTGTCACTGTACTGACAGACTTACATGTCAAGTGACAGGCAATCATTGTGGCGCTGTGGTGATCGATACAGGCACGTTACAAAAAGCTATACAGTGCTATCTGTTTTTATATTGTTTCACAGCAAGCCATACAGAGCGCCGCAGCAATATAGATCTAAAAGTTATATGCTTATTCTATACCATAAAGTTATTAAAACCGACTGCGCTTATAACCTAATAGTGTTACCGCTAGTGTTACCGTGTTACCCAATAGTGTTACCCAAGGTTACAAAGTAACACAATACTGAATGCAAATGAGAATCATTATCGCAGTAAGTTATTGATTTATAAAGGGTTTATATAGCTGGCATGGCATGTGCGTCTATTTAGGTAGTGGCAGCCCAGCGCGTCACTGTTTATTAACAATTCGCCAGCGCCATAATCGGCGCGACATAGTGCGGCACTACCGAATAAGTGGTGGTGTCCCTAATGTTTATTTGGGTTGCGGTATGCACCCACCACAATTACGCCACTGTTATAGTAGGTTGAGAACGGCTAGCGCCTAGACCGATAGCATGCGAAAAGTAGCGCAGTTTTCCAAGCGCGATAATTGCGGCCATATACTCGAGTAAACGCTAACGGGGACACCACTGGCGAACGGGGTAGCGGATAGCAAAGCAAAATCCGAGGGCACTATAAAACTGGCATAGTAAAATTTTGGGTTAAATGTCCCACGATAGAACGCCAGATCCATTAGCAAAAAATAAAGTGTATAGATTTCAACCCGTCTTATATGGCGGGTTTTTATGTATACATTTCGTATACGTTTATAAATTCTTATAACCTACCGAAAAAGTGAGAGCATATTATGGGTACTATTAAATTGACCGACGCGCAAATTTCTGAAAATGTAGAGTGTTTAGTTAGCATTAAAAAAGCCGAGGATAACGTTGCGGCTATGGTTTTAAATGATTACGCGCTGTACTTTCACGGTAACGCGGAAGCTGGAAAGGCAATTGTGGCTTACTGGAATGCATGTGCCGTCGCGGGTGTTGTTGATAAAGTAAGGCAGCAATTGTCACTTGCCAGTAAGCAATACCACAAGGAAATGGGGGTAACCACTGGCGGCGTTAAAGTAGTGGATGATAAAATTGTCGAGGCGCCGACACGCGCTGCAAAAGAGGCTAAAAATCCACTGTTAGATAAGGCAAAAGAGTTATCACCAACGCTAACCACTGAGCAGCAAAAAATACTTGCCGAGTTATTATCTCAAGCCGCCAATGATATGGTTGCAAAATCTTAAAGTTATAATTTCTTATAGGGGAAATTTATGTGCAAATCAAAAGCAAACCGTTTAAAAGAAGAATTGTCAGATTTTGGCATTGAGGCGATATACCCCACGTTTTACGAGCGCGAACACGACGGCGAAATGTCAGACGGCGGCGGGTTTATAGTGACGTTCTACGCTATTGATTACGACGACGACGCTAGCGAATTGTGCGAGGATAGGATACGCGAAGTTTGTCACGATCTATATTACCGCGAAAGCTGCGGGTGTTCACACGATTGTTGCGGCTGCGTTTTCACGTCTAGTTTTAACGTTATGTTAAAAGAGGCGAACAATTTTTATGGCGACGACCACTTAAAAGGCAAGCCAGCGTTTGATGTTGTGGTAAAGCTTGGGTATGGTTTAAATTACTAACAGTTATAATTTCTTATAAGGGGAAAGTTATGGATGATTTAGTTTTGTACGGTGAGAACGGTAAAGAGATAGTGCTGCCAACGTGTTGGGCAGTCTGTGATCGCTGTCACGGCGAGGGCAAACACTCAAACCCCAGCATTGACGGCAATGGCATCACTGCCAGTGAGATGGACGAGCTGTGTTATCAAGACGAGGATTTCGCGGCGAACTACTTCAGCGGCGTGTATGACGTTACATGTCACCAGTGTGACGGTAAACGCGTGACGAAAGAGGTAAACTTTGGAGCCATGTCGCCTGCACAGATTGAGGAGTACGAGCTGCAGCAGGAGCAACGCAGGGAAAGTGAGCTTGAGAGTTATTACGAGCGCAGAGCTGGCGCTTAACTAACAGTTATAATTTCTTATAAGGGGAAAGTTATGGATAACTGGCACAGTGAAACGATAGAACGTTTCAAGACTTTATCGGTAGAAAGTTTAAAGTACATACGCGCTGACGCCTACGCTGCGGCGATAGCAGGCGAAACAATAGACAATCCAAAGACGGGGCAGTACTGGGATGAAGTACACTACGCCTCAATGGAATTAAAGCGGAGGCTAAAAGGATCAAACCTCTAATAGATATACTTATTAGGGAAGTGATCCTTTTTAATCAGTAATAATGGGAGACTGCAATGCAAGATGAATTGATATGGTGTTTGGTTTGGGTTAGTATTCTTTTAACGATGTTCCCGTGGAGGGTAGGCAAATGATAGTGTTTAATTATGTAAGCAAAAAAGAAATGAAAGAGCACGTAGGAAAACCGCTAAGATTTATTGAGACTAGTATCTTCGGGCCTGAATATATCAGCGACGGTGTTTTAGTGGGTGCTAACAGGCCGCACATAACTGGCAAGGGGCGTGAGTTTTTTGCTGAAGTTATCATGCGCGACGGTCTAATTCATAAAGTAAAGTGAGGATAGTAAAATGAGTGAATATGGAAGCGATGCAAAGTACAAAGAATTTAATATTTACATGGGTAAAGATAAGATTTATTTTGAGCATGAGCATTTAGGTGAGGACGATTCGTGTTGTGTTTACCTTGAACATGGTAGAATTTATGACTATGATATGTGCTTTGCCATGCCTAATGAAGTTGGGCAGTGGCTGAGTAAGGAAGGCTACAACGTTTATTGGGATGGTGAGTTTTGGGATTACGATTGAGGATTAAGTTATGAGTAAACTAACAGAAGCAAGGCTGGCAGTTGGCGGGTTGACTACAACGTCGAAGATGCCGTGTAAGTCTTACAACTTACCAGCGCAGGAGTGTAACGTAGGCAGCAAGCTACGCAAACAGAAGGGGTCAACGTGTAGTAAATGCTATGCGCTGAAGGGTAGGTATCACTTTCCAAATGTCAAGGACGCATTGTATAGAAGATTTAACACGATTAAATCTAAGCATTGGGTTGACAATATGGTAACAGCTATCAAGTCACCAGATTATTTTAGGTGGCACGATAGCGGTGACTTACAAGACGCGCAGCACCTCGACAACATTGTGCAGGTAGCGCGGCGAACACCCGACACACTGCACTGGTTGCCGACTAGGGAGTACAAGCTTATAAGAAATTATAGCGGTGACATTCCAGAAAACTTAATCATTCGAGTGTCAGCACCGGACATTGACGGCCCTGCGCCAGCGTTTACACACACATCGACAGTTCACAAAAACATAATACCAACGGGTCACGTATGCCCAGCGCCGAAGCAAGGAGGTAAGTGCGGTGACTGTCGTGCATGTTGGGACAAGTCAGTAACTAACGTAAGCTATGGAGAACACTAATAAACACAGATTATTTAAGTCTATATCAAGACTTCAAAGATTCAGGCGACAAAAGTTTTTGTACTGCGCTGGCGTACTGCCTAGTCACTGGCGCTAACATGCACGTTGCAAATGCTAGACTGCGCCGCAAGCGTGGACGTGGTGTGTCAGGACTGTTACTTAACGAAGCAATAAAGGACGCTGGCTATCACCTGCTAGAAGTCAAGATCAAAGGGTATGTAAAAAACCTACCAAAGAAGGGCTTGACACGCGGCACATATCTAGTATACAGTTCGCGCCATGTCAGCGTTATCAAGGACGGTGTTGTGCTTGACTGGACAGCACTCAAAGAAGCACGATCAAAACGTACCGTAGTTTGTTATCAACTTTTAAAAACTGGAGAGTCACTATGACTATCACTGTAGAGAGAATCAAAAAAGACATAGCCTATTTCAGAAAGGAGGCAGCGTACAACCTGAGACAATCAAGAAGCTGGCGCTCCCACGATACGCTGAAGAACTATTATGTCGGACGCTACCAATCGTTGAAGCACGCGTCCGAGTACATAGCTATAACACTTGGAGTAGCAGAACGCGAGGAGATTGCATAATGGATTATTTAGCTAAGGTTACTATTGAGGGTGTCTTGTATGAGGCACACGTAGACGTTCGGGAGTACGACGGGGAGTTGGAAGCGGATCTTAGTACATCGCTGATCTACATCGATGACAAGGTACACCTTGCTGCCGATGTGTCGGACGCTGTACTTGATGAGCTGTTAGATGAAGCTGCTGATATGTACCGCTCCGATGACGGAGCAGACGCGGCGTATGACGCAATGAGGGATGCATAATGTATTACGTACAATATAAGGCGGTGGGAGTGGGCGGCAATGACCAGTGGGTTATTGATAAGGAGCTCGATAGCCTAGAAGCGGCGCTAGCGTATGCCATAGCGGAAGCGCGGAACGCTCACAGTGTCCCACATAGGGTCCTGACGGTAAAGAAGAGTGGCAAGGTGAAAGTGCTTGCTAAGTTTAAGCCACTGAGGGATGCATGATGTACTATGTACAATATAAACTGAAGGACGATGGTAAGCTGTGGATCAACGATCTTAAGTGCGGCAGCCTAGACGAGGCTTTGATCTACGCTTTCCCAGAGGCGCGTAATAGCGTCAAGCTATACCATCGTATCGTTTGGATTAAGAAGAATGGCAAGGTGAAAGTACTTGCTAAGTTTAAGCCACTGAGGGATGCATGATGTACTGGGTCGTGATGTTTGACCGTGACGGTGGCGAGCTAGACCCCGAAGGGCCTTTCGACTGCCAGCGTGACGCGCAGAGCCATGCAGAGTTTGCTCTTGACTGGCGCTGGGTGTCTTATGAAATACAAGAGGAGGACGTATGACAGATGATATGCTAGCCGCTGTTACTACAGCCGTAAGTCTTAAACGTGGCGCGTACACATGGGCTGAGGCTCTGGACGTTATAGTGCTTTTAGACCATAATGTCTTATATTATGAACAAATAACTATCTTATAGATCAATATATAAGACATATTATGAAGACTCAAGCAACCAGTACGCTGCTATACAACACAACCTTGACGAGTTCCAAGCCGAGGACTTAGAATCAATTGCACGTAACCAGTACCGACGACTACAGGAGCAAACGAAATGAACCAGTTAGAAACGTACCACAAACTGCGAGATATGCAGCGCAAGATCAAACACTTGCGTGACCTTAACACCATGAGCCTAAACGGCGACCCTGTATCACAAGGCGTGGCCTTAGCATACGATAACGCGTATGGCATGGTGGATAAGATAGCTAACCAACTGTACCGCGAAGGCATAGCACAGGGGGAGCCAGAGAATGACTGATCCAGAACTGTTTAACCTACTGCTAGGCTGCGGCATTGGCTACATCATTGGGCTGCTAGTCGCAGTGTGGAGCAACGACGCTTGACACCAAGCAAAATACATGCTACAATATTACTATAGAGTTAACTTAGAAGATAAACATAATCATATAACTTATTATAGTTTTAACTTTTAAGTCTCTTTAAAGAGGATCTTATGACAACTGCAAAGACACATCAAAGTTGCCACGACTGTGGGCATCACAAATGTTTGACTGTTAACGAGGACGGATCATCGTACTGTTTCTCATGCGGTAAGCGTAGCAAGTCTGACGCTGGCTGGCAGGGTGTATCATACGAGCACCGTCCCGAAACCAAGAAGCAATTCAACGCCAAGCTACTGACAGGTAAGTACAGTGCCATCATTGACAGACGTATACAAAAAGAAACAGCAGAGAAGTACAGTGCTATTGTCGATGGTGATCGTGTGTTGTTTGGTTACTACGATGAAGGCAACGAACCCGTCGCAGCAAAGGTTCGCTACCCTGATAAACGCTTCGTCACGGAGGGTGACTGGACAAAGGGGAGACTGTTCGGACAACAACTGTTCAGTTCAGGCGGACGTTACATCACCATAACCGAGGGCGAGTACGATTGCATGGCGGCATACCAGATGTTCGGTAGCAAGTACCCTGTTGTTAGTGTACGCAACGGCGCACAAGCTGCCATTAAGGATTGCCGTAATCAGTTTGAATACCTCAACAGCTTTGAGAATGTTATCATCTGCTTTGACAGCGACGAGCCGGGACAGAACGCAGCGAACGATGTTGCAGAACTGTTCGGTAACAAGGCAAAGATAATGAAGATGCCCGACGGCAAGGATGCTAACGAGTATCTTGTTAACGGCAAGCAGGGCGAGTTCGTCAAGCAGTGGTGGGAGTCAGAGGTGTTCACGCCTGACGGTATCGTGCGGCCCAGTGAGTTGCTTGCTGCTATCAAAGTACCACTACGCAGAGGGCTTACCTCTTATCCATTTCGTCAACTTGATAACATGTTATACGGAATACGTCCTGCTGAATTGGTTACGTTGTGTGCTGGCAGTGGTCTTGGTAAGTCAACCATCCTCAGAGAGCTTGTAGTAGCCATGCTCAAGCAAGACGCGAACGGGTGCATGGGCCTTATGTTCCTAGAAGAAACGCCTGAGCGCACACTACGGGGCCTTGTAGGGCTAGAGATGAACAAGCCTATACACTTACCCGACTGTGACTACTCACCGGAGGAGGTTGACAGGGTGTACCACGCCACCAACTACGAGAACAGAGTGTTCTTCTGGGACGCCTTCGGTAGTAACGAGATAGAACGTGTGCTGGGACGTATGCGGTACATGGTCAAGGGTTTAGGTTGTCAGTTCATTGTGCTTGACCACCTATCTATACTGGTTTCCGACCAGCAGAACGGGGATGAACGCAAGGCAATCGACATGATCATGACCAAGCTACGTATGTTTGTTCAGGAGATGCGGATCACCCTGCTTTTAGTGTAGCACTTGAAGCGTCCAGATGGTAAGTCTTTGGAGGATGGTGCGGCTACAAGTCTCGGCATGTTACGGGGCAGCGCCGCTATCGCACAGCTATCCGATGCAGTGATAGGAGCAGAGCGAAACAGTCAGGCAGAGGACGAAGAAGAACGGAACACTACCAAGCTACGTGTACTGAAGAACAGGTTCAGCGGGAAGACAGGGCCAGCAGGTAGGCTAGTCTACAACGAGGACACCGGACGATTAACAGAAGAGGAGAATGCACTATGAGATGCAAAGCCTGCGACATAGAACTAACAGACTACGAAGCCACGCTTCGCTGCTCTAACACAGACGAGTTCATCGACGTATGCAGCAGTTGCTTATCCGCTGGCGGTGATGTAAACTTTTCTGATCGCGCTGATCTAAGGACACTGGCTGACATACCAGAGTTCAGCAGCTTGTTTGACGAACTGGATGAATATTACAATGAGTAAGATGGGACGATGGATTGTACAACAGGAGCAAGACAATGACATACGCAGTTGTAGACTTAGAAACGACACTGGACTGGACGAAGATACATCTAGCGGGTGTGTATCTCCCGAACTCTGGGAAGAGTATTGCGTGTTACAACGCTACGCAACTAAAGGAAGCCTTGACAGGTATCTCTACAATGATTGGACACAACCTGATCGGCTTCGATCTGCGTAGGCTAGAAGAAGTTTGGGACTTCGTGTGGCAGGGTGACGTTGAAGATACCATGATCATGGGTAGACTACTTGACCCAGCCATTGAAGGTGGACACTCACTCAAGCAGTGGGCTATACGTGCAGGCGAAGAACTCAAGGGTGACTTCAACGTTGAGGACTTCGACAGGGACATAACACCAGAGATGGTTGAGTATTGTCTGAAGGATTGTCGTGCAACGTGGCATGTACACCAGCACCTGACCAAGCAGCTAAAGAAGAAGGAGTTCAGCTATGCCTGTCAGGACTTGGAACATTCAGTGGCCTTCATGGTCAGTGATCAGATCGCTAACGGCTTCGCGTTTGATTTTAATCTAGGCTGTGACATATACACACAACATGAGGAGAGAATGAATGAGATTGAGGTGGAGCTTCAAAAGGTATTCCCGCCCATTGTGGAGCTGCGGTGGAGTGAGAAGACTGGCAAGCGTCTTAAGGATAAGGTTACGGTATTCAACCCCGGCAGTAGACAACAAGTTGCAGAGCGCCTTGAAAGCAAGGGTGCAGTATGGAAGGTCTTCACTGAGACAGGTAAGCCGAAGGTGGATGAGACAACCCTTAAGGAACTCAGCCACATACCAGAGGCCAATCTTGTCCTTGAGTATCTGACACTCTCCAAGAGGATTGCAATGGTCAAGTCGTGGCTCGACTCAGTTTCTGGATCGCGCATACACGGGTACGTTAACACATGCGGCGCTGTTACTGGGCGCATGACACACAGCAAACCCAACATGGCACAGATACCGTCTGAGTCTACGTACAGGGAATGCTTCACAGTTGAGGAGGGTAACGTGTTGGTAGGTGCTGACGCTTCTAGTCTGGAGCTGCGCTGCCTAGCACACTACATGAAAGATGAAGAATACATCAGAGAATTACTTGACGGAGATGTACACTCAGCAACTCAACAGGCTGCGGGACTTGCAACAAGAGCTGATGCAAAGCGTTTTACCTATGCTCTCTTGTATGGAGCAGGAGACTCAAAGCTTGGATCTATCCTCGGAGGAAATGCTAAGGTTGGCAAGCGAGCTAGAGATTCTTACCTACGAAACATGCCAGCTTTTGGGAGGCTGGTCAGAAAGGTTGAGTCACTTGCTTCAGAAGGAAGCCTACCCGGAATTGATGGACGAAGAGTATGGATACGACACCAACATGCTGCACTGAACACACTGCTACAATCGTGTGGCGCAGTCATCATGAAACAGGCGTTAGTCATTGCAGGAGACAAGCTCTGTAACGTGCCGCACAGATTTGTTGCGAACGTACACGACGAGTTTCAGGTAGAGACTAAGCCAGAACACGCTGAAGAAGTAGGGAGGATACTGGTTGAATCAATCATAAAAGCAGGAGAGGTACTAGAACTACGCTGTCCAATGGACGGTGAATACAAAATAGGTAAGACATGGGCAGAAACTCATTGACACCTATTAAAATACATGGTATAATATTACGGTAGTTAACTAAAAAGGAAAGCATTATGGATAAGCCACAACCACTTACAATCAAAGGTACACTCTACTGGGTTGAGCGTAACAAGCTTAATAAGTTCAGTGACAAGTACCAGATAGTTCTTGGTAACCTGAGCGAGAAGGCTGTAAATGCGCTCGACGACATGGGTATCGCTGCTGCTAACAAGGGTGACGAAAAGGATTACTTCATTACGATGAAGAGTAAGAATCCTATGCGCGTTACAGATGAGCAGGGTGTCGAGTACGACGCTGATGTTATGATTGCTAACGGTAGCGAAGCAGTCTGTGTTGTAGGCTACTACGACTGGTCAGTAGGCACAGGCCGCAGCCCAAGCATGATCAAGTGCAAGGTCACGAAGATGATTGAGTACGTTGACGACACCATCGACGAGGCTGACGCGCTGTGATTCACATTGATGGGGACATCGTAGCCTACCGCTGCGCGTACAAGTCACAGGAGGACAGAGAGGAGTACGCGGCGTATAGTGCTGGTGCTTATCTGTCTGACTTGATCAGCGACTTGTACATCCTCATCGAGGACGAGCCTGAGTACCGTGTATACCTCACGGGAAAGGGCAACTTCCGCAACGAGTACGCAGTCACTGCTGGCTACAAAGCAAACAGGAAAGACAAGCAAAAGCCTGAGCACCTTGCTGCTATTAGGCAGTACCTGATAGACGAGTGGGCCGCTGTTGTTAGCGTAGAGGAAGAGGCAGACGACTTGATCGCCATTGCTGCTACCGCCGACGACGACTCACTGATTGTCAGTATCGATAAGGACTTCGATCAGGTTCCGGGCAAGCACTTCAATCCTAACAAGCAGAGTTTCTATGACGTTAGCGTTGAAGATGCTAGTCGTTTCTTGTATGAACAAATACTAACGGGTGACCGCGCAGATAACATCATCGGTATCAAGGGTGTAGGCCCAGTCAAGGCTAAGAAAGCACTGGCTGACTGCACAACTGAACGTGAGATGTATGATGTGTGTGTCAAAATGTATGACGACGAAGCGCGTGTCATTGAGAACGCAAGGTTACTATACCTACGCCGTCAAGAAGGAGAAATCTGGAATGCGCCGAACGAGGGATAACGTTCCGAAAGGCTACGACTCGTGGCTTGAATGGGACTTAGCGCAGCAGCTTAAGGGATGTGAGTACCACCCTTGTGCCGTTGCATACGTACAACACAAACATTACCATCCTGACTTTACTTACAAGGCTAACGGTATAACATATTATATCGAAGCTAAGGGGAGATTCCGTGAGAAACCAGAGGCTCGTAAATATGTCGATGTCAAGAAGGCTCTCAAGCCAGAGGAGGAGTTGGTATTCGTGTTCCAAAACCCCAACAACAGAATGCCAGCAGCAACCAAGCGCAAGGACGGAAGCTACTACTGCATGTCAGACTGGGCAGAGCGTAACGGATTTGATTGGTACACTCCAAAGACTTTACCAAAGGAGTGGACGCAATGACTAGACACTTGATCATACCTGACACACAAGTAAAGCCGGGAGAGAACTATGAACATCTTCGATGGGCCGCTAGGTACGCTGTTGCTACTAAGCCTGATGTTATTATCCACCTTGGTGATCATTGGGATATGCCAAGCCTTTCCAGTTACGACGTAGGTAAGAAGTCCTTTGAAGGACGGCGCTACTCTGAGGATGTACAGGCAGGTAACACAGCTATGGCTGCGTTCATGGACATTATCAAGGCAGAGCAAAAACGATTGCGCAGTAACAAGAAGACAGTATGGAAGCCACGCCTAGTCTTTACGATGGGCAACCACGAGCAGCGTATCGAACGTGCAGTAGAGAACGATGCCAAGCTTGAAGGGCTGATGAGCTACGATGACTTGTCGCTGAAGGGCTGGGAAGTACATCCATACCTCAAGCCCGTTGTCATTGACGGTGTAGCATACTGTCACTACTTCACCAGTGGTGTGATGGGCAGACCAGTTTCGTCAGCGAAGCTACTGCTACAGAAGAAGCACATGAGTTGTGTGATGGGACACGTTCAAGACAGGGACATCGCTTTTGATCGCGACGCATCGGGTAAACGTATGACTGCCCTGTTCGGCGGTATCTTTTACCAACACGATGAAGAGTACCTTAACCCACAAACTAACGGTAGCTGGGCTGGACTGTGGATGTTCAACGAAGTAGACAACGGTGCGTTTGACGAGATGCCTATCAGCATGACGTACCTACGGAGGCGGTATGGCACGGACGTTTGATGAGATGCTTGAACTCATAGCAGACCACATCGATGAGATAACACTGCTTGAAGTTCTAGAGATAAACTCTTACGATCTTGTCGATAAGTTTCAGGATAAGATACAGACTAACATAGATAAGTTCAACGGATTGGAGGACGAAGTAGATGACAACTAAGAGTAAACGTAACTTATCATTCAGCGATGAGCCTGAGTATACCTTCGGCAAGTCAATTGATTCAGCGTCACCTAAAGAGTGGGACACAGTAGCAGCTAAGTTGTACCACCCATCAGATGCACCCAAGGAGTCCTGTCCTGTAGCGCATCCAGATCACTACAACACAGGAGCCATTGAGGCCATTGAAGCTATCAGGGCATCCATGCCTTCTGAGCAGTTCTTTGGATACCTCAAGGGTAACGTGATGAAGTACCTCTGGCGATACGACTACAAAGAGAAACCCATTGAGGATCTACGTAAGGCAGACTGGTACTTAAATAGATTGATTGACGCATTGATAGAGGATAACCAATGAGTAAAGATGCTTGGGCATTTACTAAGATATTCATAACCTCGTTCGGCTTTGTGTTCGGCGTAGCTTGGCTTGCTGCTTCACTTGCTGTCTCGGCGTCTAAGTATAAGTGCGCGGCTTATGGTGAGCTGACAGGCTACGAGGTAGAGATTATCTCAGGATACATGTGTATGATTAACGATCCCGATGAGGGGTGGATGAGTTACGAAGAGCGAGTAGGAAGGAGAATAAACTAATGAACAAAACAAAAGTTAAATCGACTGAGCCTATGAGTATTATGGATCAGTTTGCTTTGGCAGCTATGCAGGTTCTTATGTCTGAGCCAGACAGGTTCACAAAAGAAGAAAGGATTGCTGAAGTTTCTTATTATCAAGCACATTGTATGATGAAACTGAGGAAAGAATATGAACAGATATGAGAAGGAACAAGCAATATACTACACAGTACTCATCGTGCTGCTGGTGTTTAACGTAACGTGGCTAATGTCGGAGTTCTTATGAAGGTAGTGCAAGGTGAGTTCGGTAAAACCAAAGAGGCTATCAAGGCGTCTGATTTGTTTCAGTCGTTAGCTGACGCAACAGACGAGATGGAAGAGGGAGGCATAGATGTTAAGACAGCTATCGTTGTATTCAGTGACGACAAGGTGATGCAGGTTATCAGTAACGACGGCTATCCAGATTCAGCACACATGCTGTTAACGATGGGAGCACACTCAATTATGTTAGAGACTTTAGGGTACGGAGGAGAAGAATAGATGGACGCATATCAACAGTACATACACAAGTCACGGTACGCACGTTACATACCAGAGAAGCAACGCCGTGAGACTTGGGAAGAAACAGTGGGACGTTACGTAGACTACTGGGGTGACAAGCTACCAGAGGCTGACGCTAAGGAGGCGCGTAAAGCTATTGAGAATCTGGAGGTGATGCCTTCGATGAGGGCGCTGATGACTGCTGGTGACGCGCTTGATCGTGACAACGTTGCAGGGTTCAACTGTAGCTACATGCCTATCGATCACCCCAAAGCATTTGATGAGATGATGTATGTTCTCATGTGTGGCACCGGAGCAGGATTCTCAGTAGAACGTCAGTACATACAGAAGTTACCAGAGGTAGCAGAGGACTTCCATGAAACCGACAGTATCATACACGTATCAGACTCAAAAATTGGCTGGGCAAAAGCATACAGGGAACTCATCGCTATGCTCTATAGTGGTCAAGTTCAAAAGTGGGACGTATCTGGAGTACGGCCTTCGGGTGCACCCCTCAAGACATTCGGAGGTAGAGCTTCTGGGCCAGAGCCTCTTGAAGATTTGTTCCGGTTCACCGTTGACATCTTTAGGGCCGCTGCTGGACGCAAGCTCAGTAGTGTCGAATGCCACGATGTATGCTGTAAGATTGCACAGATCGTTGTCGTGGGCGGGGTCAGACGAAGTGCCCTTATCGGTCTCAGTAACCTTACAGACGACAGGATCAGACGAGCCAAGTCAGGACAGTGGTGGATAGATAATCCCCAACGTGGACTAGCAAACAACTCAGCGTGTTATACAGAGAAGCCCGACTTTGAGGCGTTCCTAAACGAGTGGACAAGTTTATATGAGTCAAGGTCAGGTGAACGAGGTATGTTCTCTAGAGTCGCAAGTCAAAAGCAAGCTGCAAAGAACGAGCGACGAGATGCTACCTATGATTTTGGAACTAATCCATGCAGTGAAATCATCCTCAGACCCTATCAATTCTGTAACCTATCAGAAGTTGTTGTCAGGCCAGCCGATACGTTGTCAGACCTCAAGCGAAAAGTACGTGTCGCTACTGTCCTTGGAACTCTTCAGGCTACGCTAACGAACTTCAGGTATCTACGTAAGATATGGGAGACTAACACAAAAGAGGAGGCGCTACTGGGTGTATCCTTAACAGGCATCATGGATCATCCTGTACTATCCGGGAGGGAAGACAGTGACAAACTTAAGAAGTGGCTTAAGGCGTTACGCGAAGAAGCTGTGGCTACGAACAAAGCTCATGCTGACAGACTTGGGATTAATGCTTCTACTGCTATTACTGCTGTTAAGCCCAGTGGTACTGTTAGTCAGCTTGTGGACTCTGCTTCAGGCATTCACCCGCGATTCTCACGACACTACATAAGGCGCGTTCGAGGTTCCTCAGACGATCCGTTGTGTGCTGTGCTAGAGGCTGCTGGTGTACCTGTAGAGAATGATGTTATGTCACCCAACACTAAGGTGTTCAGCTTTCCTATGGAGGCTCCTGACTGCGCTGTGTTGGCGTCAGACATGGGCGCCATGGAACAGCTAGAGTTGTGGGAAATCTATCAGGACTACTGGTGTGAACACAAGCCGTCAATGACGTGTTACTACCGCGACGATGAGTTCTTAGAGGTAGGACAATGGTTATACAATAAGTTCGATAAGATCAGTGGTATCAGTTTCTTACCGTACAGTGACCACACGTACCAGCAAGCACCCTATGAAGCTATCGACAAGTCAACGTATAACAAGTTATGCAAAGACTTTCCGAAAGACTTTAGTTGGGACATAGAAGAAGCCAGCGACATGACCGAAGGATCACAGCAACTGGCTTGTACTGGTAACAACTGCGAACTCTAGTCGAACTCTTCCTCAAGGTAAGGCTGCGCTACTCTCATAAAGGGTAGCCACCTTACCCCTTTTCCTTCAAAGAAAAGTTCATCTATATCTTTTTCGTCAAACAACCCAGCAGCAATATCCCCAACAACGTCTTCAGACATGTTTAATGGAGCAGGAAAGAAAGCTTTTATAGCTGCTCTAGCATCTCCCTTCGCAAGTTTCTCTAAAGTATACTTACTTTGGGTGTTAACTGTAGCGACCCCTAACATAAAGTCAATAAAGTAGTCTTCCATTTCGTCCATCTCAAAAGCATCTCGCTTTCCTTTGACGGGCTGACGCAGTTCATTAAGCAGTGTATTGCCTCCACCCACAACAACAACGTAAGCAGCAGCGTTCTTGATTGCTTCTTTCTTTAGGTTGTTATCGTTACGCTTGACGCCTTCCTTCCAAGTTTCAAACACAAGACGCTTTACTTGTTGTAGTTGCTTTAAACCAAACGTTCTTAACATGTACAGAAGTCTTCCGTTAGGGTGGTCTAAGTACCACTTAGGCATCTGCGCTAGATCAGAAGGTTGTAGCTTTGCAAGTTCTGCCGCAGCAAACTCACGAACCCTGTCTGTCTTCTTGTTAGCCAGTAAGTCTTTACGTAAATTCAAAAGCTCTTGTCTTCCAAACAACCAATTGTATTCACTAAGAAGAGATCCGTCAGCCGCCATCATTCTGCCACGCTGTACTGCTGCGTTTAAAGTTACTGTCTTTCCTGCAACGTCAGCCGCTCTAAATCCAGACCCTTTAAAAGTGAGATCAGACATTAAATTAAAACGTCTGTTCCACTTAGTAGATCCTTCCCTTAAGAACTCACCAGAAGCCTGATTAACTAAGCCAACGTCTTGTACGCCTACACGTATACCGTCACGCTTAAGCATGTTAACCAGCGCAGCGCCTGTGTTGTCAGCGCCAAAGTTAACAACAGTGTTTCCAACATCTCCAAAGTTTAACAAAGCACTGTAAGGGTTTCCAATAGTTCCCATGTACGCTGCTTTTCGTATGTTAGCTAATGCCCCTGACGGGCCTGTTGTTCCCCGTACAATTAAAGAACGCATTAACTCTTCAGCAGTTTGTATTACACCTGAGTTAGCTCCCTCTTCTTTAAGAGCTTCACGAAGCTGCACAAAAGACGCGCTGCCTTCTTCGACTTCACGCCTAACCTGCTTAGTGACTTGATCCTTTGTCTCTTCTGTAGCCTGCGTAATCTTATTTGTGTTGTTGTTAAGTTTGAAGTTTTTATGCAGCTGAATAACAGCTTCGTCGTGAGCAATCTTATCGCGCATAACTATTATAGGATTCTCATAGTCAGCAGCCTGACCTTCTGTCAGATAGCCACGCTTTCTTTCCATCATATTTTCATCAACGGCGTTTCTCGGCATGTTTCTTCTGTTAAACAAAGCAGCTTTATTGCTTTGAGCCAGAGTCCTTGACGGTACGTACAACGGATCTATTGGTACGCCCTTGAATACAAACTTTCTGTACTGGCCTGCTTGATCAGCGCGTATACGAAGCATAGCCCTAAGACCATCCATCTGCTCTTTAGTTAAAAGCTTTTTGAGTTCTGAAAACTCCTTGCGTCTTACAACGTTATCTAAGTTTGAGTTAGAAAAGTTAAGTATACGCTGCTTTATAACTCCTGAGTCTGCTTCTAACGCTCTAGCAAAAGCCTGTACTTGATCTGTATTAAACATTGTATCAAAATCTTGCTGCTGTCTAGCCATGTTAGTAGCCATGCGCTGAAAATTCCCAGCAGCTTTTTCACCTATTCTTCTTTTAGCAACTTCAACTATAGGCTCTAACTTGTCTTCATAAAAATCTTTTAATATGCCTCGACTTGTTCTTGCTTGTGTTTCAGTAACAAAGTCTCCGCTTACTTTAGCGCGCTTACGTATGTCTTCTATTGATTTGGTTCTATAGTCAAGGTCTAAACGCCGCTGTCCTGCTTTCATTTCAGACTGCATGATTCTATTTATAGGTACGCCAATCTCTTCAGACATCTCCCGGTATATCTGAGTTATCTCAGTTCCTTCAGGCATCCTTCCGTTTTGATTGTAAAAACGTATAACAGCCTGATCAGCAGATTGCTGCGAAGCGTCAACAACATCAGTACCTACCGTCCTGTCCTTACCTGTGCGAAGCCTTTCCAGTTTCTTTTCTTCGCCTTTGATAGCTTTTTCAACAGCTTCTTCTAGCTGCTTTGCTTTACCTACTGAGCGTCCTGCAATGCCTCCTAAGCCACCGCCAAGACCAACAGCGCCTATTGCTAGAGGGTCTTGAAAAGTTCTGGCTACGTTTTCAAGACGACTTCCCGCATCTCCTTCGCCTTCAAAGAAAGAATACGCACCTATTTCACCAGCAGTTAAACCACCCTGACGAGCCGCACCACCAGCAAACGTTTTACCTACACCTAAAGCTTTGGCTAGGCGAACGGACGGTATAAATCCAGCAGCTATCCTGATACCTAAATCTAAAACAGGAAGGTCTTCAGCGAACTCTTCTTGTATGCGCCTTGTGTCCTCAAGAACAGTGTCATAGTCTTGACCTGTCAACCCAGCAAGCGCCCAAGATTGCGCCTCATCGCCTAGCGCCCCAACAGATACAGCCTCTAACGCAGCAGAGCCAGCACCACGTATTTCTTCTGTTATGTCTTCGTAATCATAAACTGTTTTATCGACAACGCTTTTAAGTGATTGTATCTCAGGTATAAGATCGTCCCTGCCTTTCTCTTCAGCTTGCCTTAACAACTCTGACAACTGCACGGATGCGTCTTTGTTTTCTCTATACTCTAGCTGCTCTGCCTTAAACTCTTTTTCATATACGCGACCTTCTCTTGACATCAGATCAACTTGATTGTCGTCGCTTGCAAGCAGTGCGTCTATCTCAGGTATAAGATCGTCCCTGCCTTTCTCTTCAGCAAGTGCCTTAAGTTTGTATAGCTCAGAAGTTTCTGAAAAACTAAGACTCATCAACAGATTCCTCTTCCGCTAATCTTCTAGAAAGCTCTTCTATACTTGCAGCTATGTTTCCGGGCGCGCCTGCTTGAGCGTCGTTACCAGTTGGTATGTTAACCGTAGCTGCTGCCATCTCTTCTGGTGACTTACCAGCAGTTCCATAGGTGTTGACAGCCCACTCATACGCCATAGCCTCTGCCTGTTTTACTTCATCTTCGTCATCGTAAGAGCCTTTAATCTGCTCCATAAATCTGTTTACTGCGCCTTTAGCGTAAACGCCAATCAAAGAAGCATTAGGTGGCTTACCCGCAGCAGCTTCGTTTAATGCAAGAACAGCTTTAAAAACAGCGGCATTTTTCTTAGCACCTGACTCCATAGCGTTAATAACATCTATTGTGTTGTCGTCCAACCCAAAATCTTTTAATTCTTTATCAGTGTACTTATACTCTGTTGCCCTGAGATTATCTCTAGCAACTTTTAGACGGCTATCTTCTATCTCTCTTTTGTTTTTAACATCGTCAAAGACATATCCATACTCTTCGCCATAAGTATCTGTAAAGTTTTGTTTAGTTTCGCCTTTAGCCAGTATCTGCTCTGCTGCTCTTGTCGCCATGTTTATCTTTAAAGTCTCAGACTCGTAAACAGAAGTTACTCTTTTCTTGTCTGCCGCTTCTACAGCCTGCCTAACTTGTTCTACTGGAACGTTGTTATCACGAGCAACTTGCAAAGCTGTTTCTTTTGACGCCTGTACTAACGTGTCAGACGATTCAGGATTACTTATTTGACCAATTAAAACATCGATGCCTTTGACAGCTTCTTGCTTGTTAATACCGTCAGTCTTCTTTTTAGCCGCCCCCGCGAACTGGCTAGATGCGTTACCAGTTTGCTGTGCCGTTGCAATCATTGCGTTTTCTAACTCTTGCAAACGCTTAGGATTTGTTTCTCGTAAAAACTCTGACTGCATTACATCCAAAGACTCCTTACCTGATTGTATAAGAGCGCCTTGTCTGGCTGTCTTAGCCGCCATCATTTGTGCTGGCGTTTTTGCCTTATCCACCATGAAGTCAGCAGTCTCTAGCGGCGTCATGTCTTTGATCTGCGCCAACATGCTTTCACGCTCACGTTTCTCAGCAGCCATAGCAGGAGCCTGACCAAGCGCAGTGCCAAGATTAAACAAACCTTGACTGTACCCCGGCTGTGTCAGCGACTGTATAAAACCTTGTCCGAATTTAGCCATTTTAAAAATCCCCTGTGTAGTACGGGTTGTTGTTTACGTTAGTACCGCCACCCATGTCACCGTCGCCGCTTCCTAACAAGCTTCCAAACAACCCACCCAAGCCTTCAAACGCACCGCCAAACACATCAGACAAACCACCAAAGCTGTCTGTTGGAGTAGCCAAGCCACCAATCAGTCCAGTACCTAACTGACCCATCAGGTTAGCTTGTCCCAGACCAGCACCCAACAGCGCCTCAAGACCGCCCATAGCGCCTTCGCCAAACAGACCTGCGCCGTAAAGCTGACCGCGCTGCTGTAGCTGTGGGTAAAGCTCACTGCCCTGCATAGCTGCTAGTAGTTGT